ATGATGTAGGAGCAGGTAATACATCTTATCCTTGGGTAGAAGCCATAGTTAGATTAATGAGGCCTCTAATAGGCTTTCTTGTGCTTTCTACATGGGTATATTCTATTGTTAGTGGTCATCCTAGTGAAGAAGTCAATAACTTTGCTTCAGCAGTAGGTTTTTATCTTTTTGGTGAAAGAAGTTTATTCTATATTAAAAAGAAATGAAACTATCAGAACATTTTACTCTTGAAGAGTTAATAGCATCAGATATAGCAGCAAGACATGGAATAGATAATATTCCATCTAGTCCTTTAATTATTAGTAATTTAAAATCTTTAGCAGAAGGGTTAGAGGATGTCAGAAAGTTACTTGGCAAACCTATTACTATTAATAGTGGTTATCGTTCTCTTATGGTTAACTCATTACTTGGAAGTAAACCGTCAAGTCAACACACAAAAGGATTGGCGGCAGATTTTGTCTGTCCCTCTTTTGGAACACCTGAAGAGATTATTAAAAAGATTGTATCTAGCGACATTAAGTATGACCAAGTTATCTTGGAGTTTGATCGTTGGATTCATATTAGCTTTTGTGAAGAGGGTTATAAACCTCGTAAGCAAGCGTTAATTATAGATAGTAAGAGAACTAGAAACTTTAACTAAGAAAAGGAAATTCAAAATGATGGACAAAAAGAAAAAAGCACCTGCTAAACCTATGAAAAAACCTAAAAAGAATGGTTACTAAATCAAAAGTAAATCAGGCAGGCAACTATACCAAACCAACTATGCGTAAAGCTTTATTTAATAAAATTAAAGCTGGCAGTAAAGGTGGTGATCCAGGTGAGTGGTCAGCTCGTAAAGCACAACTACTTGCCGTGCAATATAAAAAAGCAGGTGGGGGTTATAAGTAATGGCTCTTGCTAAATCTCAGCAGTCTCTAAAAGCTTGGTCTAGTCAAAAATGGAAAACATCCGATGGCAAACCAAGTAAAGGTAAGAAAAGATATTTACCAGAGGCTGCTTGGAAAGCACTAAGCTCTTCTGAGAAAGCTTCTACAAATAAAGCTAAATCAGAAGGTAACAAAGCAGGAAAACAGTTTGTTAAACAACCAAAAAACATAGCAAAGAAAACAGCGAGGTTTAGATGAAAGGCGTAAAACATTATTTGCCTAATGGCACAGAGTGGAAAGGTGGTACACACAAGATGGGTACTAGCTTATTTACAGGTAAAGAACACAGCAAGGCTTCTAAAAAGTTAGTTCATTCTAAAGAGGTTAAGAAAAAATGAGTACACCAGCATGGACAAGAAAAGAAGGCAAGAATCCTAAAGGTGGATTAAATGCTAAAGGAAGAGCTAGTTATACAGGCGGTACTTTAAAAGCTCCTGTTAAAGCTGGTGATAATCCACGTAGAGCATCTTTCTTAGCTCGTATGGGTGGTATGCCTGGACCAGAACGTAAACCTAATGGAGAACCCACTAGGTTATTGTTATCTCTTAAAGCTTGGGGAGCATCATCTAAATCAGATGCTAAATCTAAAGCAAGAGCTATTTCTGCTAGAAATAAAAATAAAAAATAATGCAAGATAAATATGATATTATAAAAGAATCAGCTCAAGATGATTTGGCTGTTTTTATAAAATTAGTAGCTCCACATTTGTTATTAGGTTCTATTCATGAAGAACTAATTCAATGGTGGACTAGACAAGAAGGTAAAAATAATCAATTAGTATTACTTCCTCGTGGACACATGAAAAGTAAACTAGTTGCATATAGAACTGCTTGGTGGATTACTAAACATCCTGAAACAACTATTCTATATGTATCTGCTACTGCAGATTTAGCTGAAAAACAGTTATATGCTATTAAACAAATTATAGATAGTCCTATTTATAGACGATATTGGCCTGATATGACTAATATTGAAGAGGGTAAACGTGAAAAATGGGCAGTAGCTGAGATAGCTGTTGATCATCCACAACGTAAACTAGAGGGGATACGAGATGCAACATGTAAAGCAGTTGGACTTACATCTAATACAACAGGGTTTCATGCTGATGTTGTTGTTCTTGATGACATTGTTGTTCCTGGCAACGCTTATACCGAAGATGGTCGTGATAAAGTTGCCTCCGCATACTCACAATTAGCTTCTATTGAGAATCCTGGAGCATCTGAATGGGTTGTAGGAACTAGATATCATCCTAAAGACATATATGATACTATGGTTTCTATGAAAGAAGTTTTATATAACACTAATGGTGAAATTGACACTGAAGAGGAAGTTTATGAACTCTTTCAAAAAGTTGTTGAAACAGATGGTGAGTTTCTTTGGCCTAAACAAACTCGTGGAGATGGTAAAATCTTTGGATTTGACGATAAAGAGCTGGCTAGGATTAAAGCAAAGTATGTTGACAATACTCAGTTCTATGCTCAGTATTATAATAATCCAAATAGCAATGAAACTGCACGGATTAATGCAGATAAGTTTCAATATTTTGATAGAGCTATACTCCAAAATAAAGAAGGAGATTGGTATATTAGAGATAGGAAGCTTAGTATTTATGCTTCTATTGACTTTGCTTTTTCTCTTCGTAAAACGGCAGACTATACTGCTTTAGTAGTTGTTGGAGTAGATTCACAAGGGAATTTCTATGTATTAGATATAGATAGATTTAAAACAGATAGAATTATTGATTATTATCAACACATAGTTAAGTCTTGGGAAAAATGGGGCTTTAGAAAAATAAGAGCTGAAGTTACTGTAGCTCAACAAACAATTGTAAAAGAATTAAAAGAAAGTTATCTTAAACCTAATGGAATAGCTTTATCAATAGATGAATTTAGACCAACTAGATCATTAGGAGATAAGAATGAACGTGTGGGAGCAATACTAGAACCTAAGTATGATAACATGCAAGTATGGCACTACAAAGGTGGTAATTGTCAATCATTAGAAGAAGAATTAACAATGGCACATCCTCCACATGATGATATTAAAGATGCTTTAGCTAATGCTATTGCTATTTCAATAATACCTAAACAAAGATCTGGAACATACTCATTAGGTAAAAATATAATGACCCACAGTCGTTTTGGTGGCGTAGCTTACTAAGGAAAAAATATGTCAGGCAAAGTAGCCCAATTAAGAGAATTAATTAATAGAGACACATTAGCTAGACAACTAGCAGGGCTTTATAATAGATGGTGGATTCAACGTAATAACAAAGAAATAGAGTGGAGAGAACTCCGTAATTACCTATTTGCTACTGATACTACTAAAACTACTAACTCTAAACTTCCTTGGAAGAATAAAACAACACTTCCTAAGCTAACACAGATACGAGATAACCTACATGCTAACTATATGGATGCTTTGTTTCCTAATGACGATTGGTTAAAATGGGAAGGTTACAATTTAGAATCTAGTACTCATAAAAAAAGAATGGCAATTGAAGCTTATCTTAAAACTAAACTTAGAGAGTCTAATTTTAGAGAAACCGTTGCACAACTTGTTTATGATTATATTGATTATGGTAATGTATTTGCAAATGTTATTTATGTTAATGAAGGACATAAAGATCCCTATACAGAAGAACAAATTACTACATATCGTGGTCCTAAACTAGTTAGAATTTCTCCATTTGATATTGTATTTAATCCTGTAGCAACTACTTTTAAAGAATCTCCTAAATTTACTAGATATGTAAAATCTGTTGGAGAATTAAAAAAAGATATTCTTTATCGTACTGATTTAAATTATGATAAAGTAGCTTTTGAAAAAGCTATTGCAGTTCGTCATAGTATAAGTGCTTTTAAAATGGAAGATATTAATAAAGCTGAAGGTTTTCTTGTTGATGGTTTTGGATCTTTACAAGAATACTATCAATCAGGGTTAGTAGAAATATTAGAGTTTGAAGGTGATATTTATGATGAAGTAAATGATACTTTACTAGAACGTAGAATTATTACAATCATTGATAGAAGTTATATTATTCGTAATATAGAAAATCCATCTTGGTTAGGTTGTGATAATAAACATCATGTAGGTTGGAGAGAAAGACCTGATAACCTTTATGGTATGGGTCCATTAGATAACCTAGTTGGTATGCAATATCGTGTAGATCATCTTGAAAATCTAAAAGCTGATGCTCTTGATTTAACTATTCATCCACCAATGGTTATTAAGGGAGATATTGAACCCTTTATTTGGGGTCCTGAAGCTACTATTCATATACCAGAAGATGGTGATATAAGTATGTTACCTCCTAACTCAGCTGCTTTTCAAGTTAATAATGAAATAGGGGCTTTACTTAATATTATGGAAGAAATGGCAGGGGCTCCTAAAGAAGCTATGGGTTTTAGAACTCCTGGAGAAAAAACTGCTTTTGAAGTTCAGCAATTACAAAATTCTGCTGGACGAATATTTCAACATAAAGTTAATAAATTTGAAATTCAATTTCTTGAACCTATTCTTAACACTATGCTAGAGATGTCTAA